TTGTATTTGTTTTTGTACCCCATGTACCCGAGTTTTCACCCGTAGCCATAAGTTCTAGTTTAAGATCTGATGAAAATGTTGATGCCATAAAAGTATTATACCTATAAAAAAGGTTTAAATCAATATAGGCTTATTTGTTTATAATAGTCGTCCATTCTAACTTATTCAATAGATCGTCAAATAATACATCCGTTAATTTATTTTTTTTCATATAAGAATTTAGCTCTGCGTAATCAAATATGACCCATTTCTTTTCTGTCTCAAAAACCATTTTTTCTGCTTTTGTTTTTAAGTAACCTTTTTTTTCATATTTATTAGTTTCAACCCTTTGCATACCACTTACATCAAATTTAAAAATTTGATTTGATTTATTTTTAAGCATTCCTTCTACATGCCATGATTCATATTTATCTGGATATTTTTTTTCTTTTAAACAATCGTTTACGAATCTAACTAAGACAGACATTACTTACTAAACCATGGGGGTAAACCTAAATGGGGTCTTTTGTCAAAAATATTTTCTTTAGACCCTAGAGTATTTTTATTGTTATAATGTAGAAACACTTGAATACATTCATTACCATTAAATTTATTTCTCCAATGTTCTAATTCACAACCAGAATATACAAGCATATCCCCTGGTTTTAAATCTATTTTAATTCCTTTATTAGGATTTTTTATAAGTCTTTTTGATTCTTCAATTTGCTCATTTGTATTTGGCATAACACTAGACTCACCCGTAGGATCTAAATATATGGGCCAAGGATCACCACCAAGATTCATCGTAGTTGATATCTCACAACTAAATCTATCTTTATGTCTTTTTAAAACATCACCCTTTTTATATATTCTTGCATAAGTATAAGCTGGATATAGCTTTAGCCCTGTTGCTTTTTCCATATTAGGTAAGCATTTAAGTAATAAAGTTTCCATGGCAATATTACCATATTGAGAATAGGTGTTTGGTATTTGCTCATTCTCTTTTTCATAATATCCTATTATAGTTTCAAATGGAGAAAAATATCTTGCTTGCATACAAGTGTCATAAACTTTTTTTTGCATACTAAAATAGTTATTTAAAAAAATAGCCAAATCTTTAGATATAGCTTTTTTAATTATAGTGTATTTATTTTTTTTAAATGACATTAATATTTAATTTTATTTAAAAGGATACCCTAAGTTCCACATTACTAATGAATATCTTACACCTTTTGTTACAGGTCTAACTCTATGCCAAACAAAAGAAGGAAAAACAATAATTGATCCTTTTGGTAAAATTTCTTTTGCTTGAACAATACGATTAGTTTTATTTTCAAAGGATAAGTCATAGTTTCTAAAATCAAATTCTAATTCTCCTCCTTCATACTCAGATCCATCTGTTAATTGACAAGTCATAGATAGTTTTCTAACTTTTAAATGTTCTGGTGTATTAGGTTTATTATAAGGTTTGTCCCAGCTATCACAATGCCAATCATAATATTGATTGAGTTTATATTTTGTAAATTGACAAGACTCAGACCAATCCCATTCAAAGTTCCAACCAGCACCTCTATTTGCTTCGTGAATATATGGTTGTAATTCTTTATATATCCATCTATCATCAAACCACACTAAATCTGAATCTCTCTTTTTCTTTAGATCTTTAATTTCTTCTTTAGTAAGTATGTCATTATCATAGCCACCTGTTTTAGCTATAGAATCTTTTTTTGATAATCCATATTTAATTATGTCATCACATATTCTAGGAGGTACTGCAGATATAAAATACCAATAATAATTAGATAGATTCATTAATTGTTTGATAAGTTGTTGTTTGAATAAAATTTAAATTCTTTTTATTAGCATTTAATATAATATATGTGTTGGTTGCTGGAAACATAATAAACATATTATTTTTAAGTTCTACATCCCAACTTCTTCCCTTACGCCTATTATCATCGAAATATATTCTAACCCAACATTTATCGACCTTTACACCATATAACATTGTAAAATCGGCAGAATTTTTTAAATCTATTGGGTCTACTTCTTGAAAAGGTTCTGATAATTTATTAGGTTGAAAAACATTTCCCCAAGAATTTTTGTTTGTTAAAGAAATTTTAAAATTAATATCTACATGATCTTTAATGTAAGTATTTAACTTGTCCCAATTTCTTGAAAACTTATGTTTTTTAGTCGAATCAGAAAGTGATGAAATATCTTTAACAAGTTCTTCTCTATCTATTTCAAAACCTTTAGGCATATTAACATAGCCATAATATAATGATTGTTCACTTAATACTTTCTTTTTCAAGAAGCCACTCCATCATACCATTGTTTAATACTAAAAGGTGGCCATAAAGCAAACTCATCACTGCTTGTAAAAGTTTTTGTTAAATCTAAATCGGACATACCTTTTATAATTTTTAATTCCTTGTCTAACAATTTAGTAGGCGTTTTTTTATAAAGTTGAATTGCATGTTTCCAAAATTGTGTATCATAGATTGACCCTGCAGAATAGTGATACAAAATAAACTCTTCAATTTTATGCACCCAATCTTTTATTTTAAGTTCCGTGTCTTTTTTACTGTGACCATTAAATATGAAATTGTAATAATGTTGACACGTTTTTACATAAGACCCCATAGCTGTTGCTTCAAGTGGTTCTAAAAAAAATAATTTATTACCATTTAATAAAACCCTGTTATCAATAATCATTTCTTTAGCTATATATTGTTTAAAAGGAAATACATGATTTATGTTTTCTACTCCGAATAATTTTTTAAAATTACTTTTTGCTTGCTTGACTGTTGTTATGTTACTATTAAATAAATAACCAATAGAAGTATTATTAGGTAGTGGTATATTAAAACACCAACCATCAGGAGTTGCTGTAGTCCCTGTCCACATAATATCATTTTCTTTTTTAGGAAGATTTGCTAATAGTGCACAATTTAACGGGTTAACTAAATCGTTATAGTTTTTAAAAGATTTAGGAGTGCCTCTGCAATCTATAATATAATCTGCATCTAGATCATTGTAATTTTTTATGTTTTCATCTTTTTCTGTAAAGTCTATATCTAAATTATTACAAACATAATCTTGAAATTGATTAGGGTTAAAATGTAAAGCATATCTACCTAACGGAAAAGGGTGAAATATTTTTTTATGTTTCTTACCCCAATTTTCATACATGATTCCTGTTTTTTGAGTCACAGGAAAACTATTTACGTAATTAGAACCGAATGCATAAAACAACCAATCAGGAAATTGTAAAGTTGTTCCTTGACCTGTTGGAACAGGTTTTATTTTAGAATCATAAATTAATTCTATTTCTACTTTGGTGTTTAAAAATTTTCTAAAATAACCAAAATGCATAGCTGAAATACATCCTGCATTACCTCTTCCGATAATAATTAATTTCACAAACTACCTTTGATTCTTTATTAAAACTTATCTACTATAATCCAACCAGTTGTATTGTCCACATTATATATAGATTCATCCCAAATATATCTCCATCTATTAGTAAGTGCTTGATTTTGTGATTCTTGTTCCTCAGTTAATGCAGGAGGATCTCCAATTGGAGATTTCCAATCTGCATTTGTGTGATCTATTACCCAAGATGAAAAAGGTTTTGGAGGTAAGAAGAGTTGATTAGTAGCGTCCCACGTATAACCTACAGCTGCATAATTTCCTCTAAGTGCAGTGCCACCGTTTCTATGTTGGTTTTTCGAAGTATTGTATGAAGTTTTAATCCAAAGATGAGCAGGCCAATTGTTATGAGTTTCTAAATAGGCTTGCCCAATTGATTCTACCTCAACTCCTTCTGAATTAATGCAATCTTTATCATCAAGTGTTAAAACTTGCATAACTAAATTAGTTTCTGATATTTTTGCAAAATGTGCCATAATTATTGATACTTATATCTGATTACTACTAAACCTGATCCACCTGCTCCACCTTGACCTGCAAATCCAGGTCCCCAACCTGTGCCACCTCCTCCACTACCAGTATTAGAGGGAGCTGGGTTACCAGTTCCACCATTATTTATTCCATTTCCACCACCAGCAGATCCATTTCCACCACTTCCACCTTCGGCGCCACCGCCTCCGCCACCAGCTTTTGTTATAGATGATCCAGTAATATTTGTTGTTGCACCATTTCCACCAGGACCACCTTGGTTACTTGCTCCATTAGTTCCCGATCCAGTAGCACCTCCTCCACCTCCTGCAGAGTTGGGGTTACCATTTTGAAAAGGAAATGGAAATCTATTACCACCAGGGTTTCCTTGGGGTGGACTTACTGGAGGACTATTACCTGTACCTTTAGCTCCAGGAGGATTTCTTCCACCTCCGCCACCTGATCCACCGGGGCCACCACTACCAGGATTTGAGCCAAAGCCACCACCTGTAGATGTTATACTTGAAAAAACTGAATTAGAACCTTTGTTACCACTAGTTGGAGCTGATGCTCCACCCCCACCAACAGTAATTGGAAAATTCGTTGCTGAAATACTTAATGAAGTTGATGTTGCTATAGGAGAAGCTGTGTATGGTCCAGAAACTGAGGGATTATGTG